CGGCCTATGGTTGGGAAACCTCTGTAGGCCGGGTCTGGGACCACTTCCAGGGGATGGGTGTTTCGTCTTGGCGCAAGCCCGGACGGAGGCCCATCTCTTGGGTGATCCCGGTAGCGACACTTTCGAGGATCAAGGGATCCCGTTTGTGCCGCCGAAGGATTGCCACCCAACGTTTCGCGAACGTTTTGGGTGTAGTGTTTGGAAGGGGAAGGCTGAGGGGGTAACCAGTCGCGCGGATCAGATGCTGGAGGAGTTTCTTCCCCCGTGCGTTGACCTCCCTGCTCTGTTTGATCGCTGAAGAGATCGAACCAGAGGGAGGACGCCGGAGGCGGAGTTTCGCCAGCGCCCGTACCTTTGCGAGCGGTAACACGTTCGCTCGGTTGCGGGGATCCGCGTCGCTGAGGGTCGCGCGTGCTTGTGCGGCGTAGATGGTTGTGAGTACGTCGGACATCTTCACGCCGGCGTGGTGGGCAGAGGTATGGAGCTTTTCCCGGATCTCCGGGGGGATGGTTGCCCCCCGGACCCGGAGAAGCGCTCCGTGCCTCAGCCCGTTCTGGAGGAGTCTCCCTGAGACTCTCCCAGACCACAATCCACCTGCACCGCCCAACATGCTCGGCCCTGGCTGGAAGCCCTTGGGGCGGAGGAGGCGGAGTGTCGATTGGATAAGGCGGCGGACTGGGGAGGGTAAGGAGCCCCGGCTGGCTAGGGCAGCCAGCTGGTCTCGTGCTCCGATGACATCCCCCCGGTTCCGTCGTGTGTGGGTCATGGACAGTTCCCCTAGTCCAATGACTCTCACTTCGTGTGCGCGGGTGTGGCGGCGACCGTGGTCCGCCCGGCGGGACGGAAGTCCCGACCGGTCGTTTGCCCCACCCTCCACGTACATGATCTTTTCGCAAAAGACACCTCCGTCTCCCAAGAAGGATTTCGAATGGTTGAGCTTGAGGTTTCGTGCCTGGAGCTCCCGACCGTAGGTGACGATCTCGTCGACCTCCCAGAGGCCGATTAGATCGTCGCCGCATATCGCGAAGGAGCGGTCCTCCCAATTCTGACGCGTTGCACGCCAGGCAGCGTGTGCGTTGATGATTGAGAGGATAGTCCAGGTGACCCCGAGTCCCAGTAGAATTCCTACTTGAGTGTGGTCGTAGTCTCCGAACGGTGTGAGCTCGCCCTGCGGGCCCACCAACCGAAGAGCGGCTTGGGTTCTCAGGGCTGACCACCCGAGAGCCGCCGCGATTCCTCGTACCACCGCTTGGGCATCGTCGAAGAGAATATGATCTGTAGCAGCAGAGAGATCTGCTGAGTACAGACGCTTCCCCGATGAGGTTGCTTTGAGTCGAACCGGGTCGTCGGTGAGCCCTGCCCTGAACCAGGGGTGAGCTCGCAAGAGACTGATCGTTTCGACAGAGAGGCAACGTCCCAAGTGGGTGTCGAGGGCGGTGTGTAGCGTAGCGACTCTCACCTTCCCAGTTTCTGGGAGGGGGAGGGCTTTGAAGGCTGGAGGGGTCGGGTTGCCTGCCCGCATCCTCTCTGCCAACATTGCCAGTGTCGCTTCGTTGCACTCCTCCGGTAGTTCGGAGTGTACTGCCATTCTTCTGCCCCAACTTCGCACCTCGGTGATCGGTCTGTAGGCTGGGACCAATCGGGCCCAGTCCACCCTGCGTCCACTGGAGTACTGGTCTTTCAGTGTTTGCTCCAC